TGCTGTTTTCATTGTTCTTGTTGTTTAGTTACATTAGGTATTGAATCATCTTTCTGTATTGCTTCCAAAGTTTCTAACTCAGCCTCTAATGTAGCAAGTTGTGTTCTTAAGATTTGAAATTGTCTTTGTTTATCTGCTATGTGTATTTTTACATCATAGATTGCTCTTTCGATTTTATTCATTGTTCTTGTTGTTTAGTTAATAATTCATTTTTTACTTCAGACCAAAATGGTTCATATTCTACTATCTCATCCTCTTCTCCACCTCTTTTAGAGTTTTCATTTAAAATCTCATCAGCCGTAACCAATGCACATTGTGTTGCTAAATAAATTTCGGCCTCAGAGTCAAGATGGTAATATTTATTAGCCATTCTTAAATAAGTTCTATGCTTATCAACTAACTCTTTTGCTTTTTCTACTGCTGTTTTCATTGTTCTTGTTGTTTAAAGGTTTTACGTGTTTTACTTAATTAATATCATTTTTATTTACAATATGTGGTAAAAATTGCCACTTATTCTTGTTCGATTGTACCATCCCTGTAATGGGTTGTCACTTGACTAAACTCTGTACTATCATCTACTATATCAAGGTGTCCGCTGAATACATATCCAGTAGCTTGTAACATCCTTTCAAGTATCTCCAACATTTCCTCCATTGAAACATCGTTGTGTTTGACTGAGTAGGTTATGGTGTGCTCGTATTGTTCGATTGTTATTTTCATTTCGCTTCCAATAATTTATAATACTCATTATAATACTCAGTACACAATTCCAATCTCTCAACCATCTCCTGCTCCTTAGCCTCATCACGATCAAATGAAAGTACGGTGATTCTCTTTTCAGGTGCGATGTGGTCAACGCGGTGAATATCTAAGTTCTCCCACTCGTTTAGTAGTTCGTTGGATGTAGTTACCATGCAATAGATTAATTCTGCCTTAGGTTTGTCGTATAGCCTCATGTAAGCTCTCAACTGCCACTCATATTTGGATTCATATCCATCCTCAGCGAGAACAGGGAATGTTTCCAATGACCAGGATGTTTTAACATCAATGATGAGGTCATCAGTTACGATGTCTGCCTCACCTGTCATATACTCATCAACCATTCGAACGGTGTTCTTCTCATATGCTTCGAATCGAACAGTGTTAACCAAGTCAATTGAATCCTGCTCTTGCATCAATCCCTTTTGAATATACTTGGAATTGATTTCTGAACGGTATCCGTAGAAGTTTTCCTTTGCTTTTGTCTTAATGTAGGTTATTGCACCTTTAGATAAGATATCTTTTTTGTTTGTCGGTGAAGTCATTAAGCTACCGATGGAGGATGGATGCCACTTCATACTTCCAATGCTTTTAACTGCACCTCACTCAATGTCCATTTCTCAATCAATTGCTCCTTAGTGTACTTTCCTGCACTAATGGATGCCACTGCGGATTCAAATCTCGCATTGTCCAACGCAGGTTTAACCGGTGCGACTGCAATCGATGCTGCCTTCCCATCATCATCCACTGCCTGAAGGGAGAGAAGTGATTGCAATGTTCCTCTTCGGAAGTAAGTCACCGCACTGAGGACCTTTTGTGGATCAGTAATAATCGGCAAGGTCATGAATGACTCAACCATCTCTCCCGAATCGATGTCAATGATTCTCGTCACCACATCATTTCCAACAATTGGCTGAAGCAATATCAATCCATTCTCCAATAGAATCGGCTCGACTGCGGTGAGCAGTGCATTGATGTCAGCATATGACTTTTTAAAATGTGGATTCGTGGCATTCTTTGCTACCTTTCCAATCTGCTGCTTGGCAGTGTGCAACTTTTGATACAGTGTTGCGACTGTTTTCGTGTTCTTTTCCATTATTTAGCGTGTTAATTTTCAATAAAGATAATAAACTATTTTAGATTGGCAATAAAATTATCATAAAATTCGATGAAATCATCAAAAGTTCTTGAGATATAGTATACTCCTCCAGCATCTTCAATCATTTGTTGGTAAACTTTCTGCACTTCCGATTGCCTATCCTTCCCATACTTCACCTCAATCTTAACTGACCTTCCTCGAATGGTTGCCGAGATATCTGCGGAACCTGGTGTGCCTGTTCCCTTTGTCCATTGTCCTCCCATTGCTACTCCATCAGTACGGTACTTTTTGCGATATACTCCCATCGTGTTGATTCTCTCCGCTTGGCATCCACTCATTTGAAGGAATCCACATATGGATTTGGTGAGTGCATTCGCTGAGTTATCCTGCCAATTGGTAAGGAATGAATCCACATACGGCAGCTTCGGATACTTCGCTCGTGTGAGAGCTCTTTCCAGGTCTTTGATTCGTTCTTTGTTTTGTTTTGTCATATCTCCTTTGCTTTATCGTTTAACTCATCCCAAATATCATCCTTTGGTTTCTCAACTTGCACTCCTGGTATACTCAATTCAAAGTATCTTCCATTGTGATTCCTTCCTTTGCTCATGATTAATCCTTTCACATTAGCATATTCAGCTACCCACTTGAGGAACTTCCTTGATTCCAATTCTTTGTATCCATTGAATTCGGATGTGAATTGTTGCATCACTCCACTATTGTAATGGAATACATTGAGTGCAAGATTGCCTTCCTCAGTCCAATCATAGAAATCTTTCGATGTCGATTGGATGAATCTCTTCGCATCGGCATTGATTGAGATTGATTTGGTCAATCCATTAGATAGGAAAGATTGAAGATTCTTTATCATGTAGTTATCGAATCGAATCCAATCATCATCTCCCCATGAGTCAAAGAGCAATCTTCCGTACTCATCCAGTGGTGATCGTCTTGAATGGAAGTATTGAAAGAATTCAAGTTCATGCCTTCTCCGGTCATGAGAGCTTCCTGCTCCACTTATCACATAGTTGGTTGTGATGACAATCTTTGGTGACCTTTCAAATGGGATAAATATCTCATCCTTATTTTTTCGGTTGACTGTGATTCCTTCCGAGATGATTGAGAATAATTGCTCAAAATCAAAGTTGCGTTTTACATCATCGAATGCAAGAATCTGAGAATCCAAGTTCACTCGCTGATAAACGAAATCACTCTTTCCAGGATTGAATGCCTTTCCATCAATCTTCACTACTCTTCGGAAGTATCCAAGAGCTGCCAACATCAATGACTTCCCACTTCCCCCATTCGGATTGTCATCAATCTCTTGGTCATTGAAGATAATTGCCTTTTGATCGGTCTTATCTTTAAAGGAATGAATCAAATATCCCAAGGTTGTTTCAAGTGACATGATTCTCACATCATCATTGGCTGATACCTTTTTAACGAAATCCTCAAAGTCATTTGTTGAGTCCTTGATTGGTGTGAAATCACGTTGAATGATTTGATTCTCCCAAATGTATCCATCCACATCAATATAACTCATGACCTTCACATCATTCTTGGATACTTTTACCACTCCATTCTTGAATGGGATGAATGATGAATCCTTTGTGTCCTGGAGCATGAAGATATCAATCGAGTCAATCATGTTCAGGTGATTCTCATTGAAGAGATATGGTGATCGTGAGCAATAGTTCCATACATTGACCTCATTCTTATCGAGAAGGTAGTTCAAAACATAATCTTTGATTTGTTCAGTTGAGCTCAATCGGACTTTGTTCTCCTTTACCCTCACAAATGTAGGTCGTTCAGCATTCTCCGGATAGTATTTGTTGAATCCACTCTTCACCAGGAACTCACTGTACTTTATTGGCTCGATTTGAATTCCTTTTTTTGAATCAACCATCCAAAAAACATCATCGCCGGATGCAATCTCTTCCTTGATATCATCGATAATGTCATCAGCGACTCCCAACTGTTTCTTGATATCATCCTTGGTGATTCCCGACTTGAGTTTTTGTTTGACCTTATGGAAGGTATCCTTATCCTCAAAGTATTTTGTTGAGAATGTCGCTTTTTTGTATGCTGAATTGATGGATGTTACCATCTCTCCATGGTTGAAGCTCGTTCCTTGACAATACTTGGTCCATATGTACTGTTCAGTGGTTGCCTTATCAATGCCATATTCACACATCACACAAGCCAACTTGAAAACAAAGTGATTTCTACTTCCTTCCTCGAATCTGCATCCATGGTCGAATCGTTCAATCAATGAGATAATCTTATCTTCATCATTCAACACGCAGGTTGGAGTACGTTCAGTGTAATTATATCCCTCATCGGTTTCAATTCCCTCCCATACTTGACAAAACTCGTTGAAGTAAATTTTCGGATCGTATGATTCAAAACAAACACGAGATACATTTGAATTCTTAACGTCAAAGTAATCCGATTGGAAGTATTTGCCGAATGCGGTAAATCTTCTCTTGTGTTCTAACTTATCTGATTTGGGAATACTGATGACCGCCTTCAATCCATTTCCACCTGGAGAGGTGAATACCATCATGAC